GTTTACAGAAGTGTTAATGTCCGGCTCCGAGGGGCTGGCAACAAACTTACCGGCTGGCCCCGTGGGTCCCAGGGGACCAGCTACTGTGGATGCGGGACCTATCACTCCTGTTGGTCCGGTCTGGCCTCGAGGTCCAGTAGGTCCTTGTGGCCCTGTGACGTAGGAGTCCGCACCTGTCGGGCCAAGAACTCCCTGGTCACCGGGGACACCCTGAAGCCCCTGGGTCCCCGTGGGACCCAAAGGTCCTGTGGGACCGGTTAGCCCCTGGGGACCAGCTACATCGGAAACAGGTCCAGTGGGTCCTTGAATTCCCTGAGAGCCCGTTGACCCAACTGCACCCGTAGGTCCAGATGCGCCCTGAATACCTTGGTCACCTACGGGGCCTGTGGGTGCGACCCGAACAGCCTCCCAAGCAACGCCAGTCCACTTCCAACTTTGGCCGTTAACTGTGAAAACTTCATCCAACACAGCGGGGTCTGGAAAATCAATTGCTGCCACGGCGGGGTCTCCTTTCTAAGCTTCTACTTATAGTCTACTTTACTATTAATTACCCAATATAGGGTTCTTGGGCCCCTAAGTTTTTTACGTGTACATACTCTTCCGCCCAGTCAATTGCTGCATTCAAAGATTCCCAAGGACCAGACACGTCAAAAACATTTTCTCCGTGCAAAATTTCTACTAAAGGTCCCTCAAGAATTATTTTGTATGTAAACATTTTTCTAGGCCGAGTAAGCTATCTTCCCGTTATTGCCAACTGCGATACTGACGTTGCTGTCAAAAAGTACATCGTTTATAGTGTCTAGGTCAAACCCGGAAGCCCTCTGTGTCCAACTCTCTGGGACAGTCGCGGTCCCAATTTTTCCGCCAGAGCCTACAGCAACATAGCTGTCACTGTTTGCCGCGACAGAGTTCACAATAGAGGCTCCAAAAGAGCTACTGGGGAATATCTGGGTCCAGTTTACCCCGTTGGGGGAAGTTGCTATCGCTCCCGCGTCACCCACGGCAATATATTCTGAAAGGTTTGGTTTAGCTGTGACACCGAAAATGCTTCCATTGACAAATGACGAAGCTCGCTGGGTCCAAGTGGTGCCATTTGTTGAGGTTGCTAGTTTTCCGTCGTATCCCACTGCAATAGAGATACCCGCCGACGAGTACACATCATTTATGAAAGTTGCCCCAAACGACGAAGAACGCAACACCCATGCAATCGCGTCTACTGACGTTGCTAGTTTCCCTGAACCACCTACAGCAATCCAAAGAGATGCCACCGGTGACCATGAAATCCCCAAGATAGGGCTTGCACCGAAACCTGAATTGCGTTGTGTCCAGCTCACTCCGTCGAGGGACGTAGCTAACTTCCCTGTGCTCCCCCCAATGACGAAAATTCCGTCTCCGTGCGCAGCGGAGAAAATGTTTGTTCCCCCGAAGCCAGTGTCAACAGCTGACCAAGAAAACCCTCTATCTGTTGAGATTGCAGCTTTCCCAACGCTACCGACAGCAAGGTGTGTTTCAGAGTTGTCACCAACAACGGAGTTCACATTTGATGTCCCAAATGTTGAATCTGCGGTCAACTGCCACCCAGCTGCGATGAAAGGCGCTGGGAGTGTGGCAAAGGCGGCATGGGAAGCAATAAGCATCTTAGCTCTGGAGGTTTCCGCTAAGTAGCCAGGAGTTGGCTCCTAGCTTGATAAGAGACCCAATTGCGTACTGGGCTTTGGTGGTGAATCTAGCCCCCTCGCTGACGACATTTACCCCGGCTGCACCGGAGACTGTGACTTGCCCGGTCCCCAGCTGAGTCATCAGAATCTGTGTACCTGTGGGGAATGTGTACCCACCGGTACCATCAACGGGGACAGTGAGTGTTGTCGTCAAAGAGCTGTTCATTTTGACCAAACTGGCGATATCCACTTGAGCCAGAACTCTTGACTCGGTGTACTGGGGGCCAACAAGCTCAAATAGCGCCGGACCAGTTGCCCCAGTGGTCCCTGTTGGTCCTGTAACCGAGGGTCCCGTGGGTCCCGTGGGGCCTAGAACAGTGGATTGGGGACCGGTAGGACCAGAAGGTCCTGTGACTCCTGGTCCAGTGACCCCAGTAGGTCCGGTAGGTCCAGCAATTCTGTACCCAACATCGAACCAAGCTGGAGAGGCATTGCCCTGTGCAATAACCCACACAGCAAGGTTTCCAGTGTCATTCAGAACATAGGCATCATTAATTGCGTTCCCCGAGGGCGGAAGACTGCCAAAGTTGGCAACACTCCCCCGGAGCGTGATTCCAGTCCCCTGGGGGCCAATCGGTCCGTTTGGTCCAGTAGGACCGCTTCCTACGCTGAAGTTCCATGAAGTTGGTGTCTCACCGGTGCCGACAAAGTAGTCGGACACAATAGTAGCGGAGAGCCCAATGACCGTGCTTATGACCCCCTCCATAAAGAAGTTGGAGTTAGCTTGGGAAGCTGCTCTAACTCTTTGTCCAGGAGCAAAAGCCCCAACTTTATTTAGGGTAAATGATTTTGTACCGGCACCAATAATTATGCTTGATGTAGAAACAACTCCGTCATACCCCGCTCCTGCTGCACCCGTGGGTCCTGTGACCCCAGGTCCCGTTGCTCCGATAGCACCTGTGGGTCCTTGTGACCCTGTTGGTCCACCGGCACCTGTGACCGAAGGCCCCGTTGCACCGGTTGCCCCTGGGACAGTAGAGGCAGCCCCGGCGGTTCCAGATGGTCCGGTAGAGCCACGAGCTCCCAGCTCACCCTGCGGACCGGTACCCCCAGTCGGACCCGTGGGACCAGTAGCCCCGGTAGGTCCGCCGGAAGGTCCAGTAGGTCCGCCGGTTCCAGTAGCTCCTGTAACTGAAGCGCCAGTTGCGCCGGTAGGTCCTTGGGAGCCTGTAGCGCCGACAAAGCCTCGAGCACCGGTGGAACCGGTAGCCCCAACGGGCCCTGTCATACCAACAAGACCGTCCTCCCCTTGAATCCCGAGAGACCCTGTGGGTCCAATAGGGCCAAGAGGTCCAGTAGGTCCGCGCTCCCCTGTGGGGCCGTCAAATCCTTGTACACCTGTGGGACCTTGAGGTCCAGTAGGTCCGGTAGTGTCAAGACCGGTAGAGCCTGTAGGCCCGGTGTAGCCAAGAGGACCTGTGGGTCCCGTAGAGCCTGTAGACCCCGTGGGTCCCAGAACTGAGGATGCCGCACCCTGGGCGCCGGTAGGTCCAGTAGACCCCTGGGCGCCAACATTACTCGAAGCAGATTCTACCCAGTAGGAATCATAGTAGACATAGATTTGTCCGGTTTCTGAGTTGAACCATGCGTCCCCTGGGGAAGCGACATTGGGGGGAGTTAAATTTGTGGTACTGAAGCCACCGGTTGCACCGGTAGGTCCAGCAACAGTGCTTGCGTCCCCGCCGGGACCAGTAGGTCCTGTGGCTCCGACGATAGCAGAGGTGGTCAGGTCCCAGGCAACGCCGGTCCACACCCATGTTTGGTCCGCAATAACGAACGTATCATTTACGCCTGGGAACTCGGGAAAGTCAATAGCTGCCATGGGTCACCTCTAACCTAAAAACGCTTCGTAAGTAAACTGGATAATAATTTTGTCATTGACACTGAGAGCGAAGGGTACCGTATCACTGGCGGGCAGCCCCTCATCAAACGCGGAGTTCTGCCCGTGCATGAAAGCCTGAAAAGTTGTAGAAGTTCCTGATGAGATAATGCCAAAAATTGCGGTGCCAAAGTACTGGGTGGCTGGACCTTCATCTCGGATAACAACCTGCCCTAGAGGCTGGTACGAAGCCGCAACAGCGTTGGTGGGAAGAGAGAAGGTGTAAGCGCCAGAACCCCGGAGGAATCCTCCGCCAGCCGAGCCACAGGTGATAATAATTTGTCCAATGACAGTCGCCCCGAGGTTGACGTATCTACCCACGATAGAACTGTCACCAATTGTTGGGTTCGTCGAAGCTGCTGTCCACTGTGGTGTGTAAGTTGTCCACGGGGAAATTCCGAAACTTCCGGTAGGTCCGGTAGGTCCTATAGGACCCACTTCGGTCGAAGCGGCACCCGTAGGACCCGTAACCTCGGGGCCAGTTGCCCCGGTGGGACCAACAACTGTCGAGTCCTCCCCCTGGGGACCAGTGGGTCCGACAGGCCCAACGGCACTTGTGCGAATAAGTCGCCAAGAAGTGCCATTCCACTTGTATGTGTTGACCCCGTTGGTGTACTCCAGATTAAGGCCCGGGTTTATGGGGAAGTCTATTGCTGGCATGCTAGGCTCCTGACTCTATATATGTACCTGACAAGTGTAAAACACTTGCTGTACTAAGTGTAGCGGGAGCCGCACCGGTCAGGGCAGTCAAAACGCCGTTAGTCCCGAGATAGAACAAGCTAATTATGGCTCCTCCGGTTACGCTGAACCCGACAACACTGAATCTGCTTGTCCCATTGACATCTAAAACACCTCTAAAGCTGTACCTAGAACCCGGCACAGTGGACGGAAGGGTTGGGAGCGTTAGTGAGTACTGCCCTGTACCAAAGTTGGTGAACGAAGCAAAATCAAGAGCAATCGCAAAGCTGATTGAGCTCCCGTACTCTGAATACTCCCCTGCAGCGGGGTTTGGGTCACTAGCAGCACCAGTCCCGGCAAAAACGGGGTCGTAAGTGAGAACCGTGGGAACCCCTGGGGCACCCTGGGCGCCGGTGGCACCTGCAGGTCCAATTTTATCGACAACAACAATGATACCTGAGATATTTGCATCACTGATGTCTCGGTAAATAATCTGTGACGGTGCATCAAACGGAACATCCCATGTGATTGTTGTGTTTGCACTAAACTGAGTTCTACCAGCAACAACATCGTTATTGAGAGTGCCTGGGATAGTTGTTGTGCTTGTGGAGGTAAATCTGAGTGCAAATGGGTTGTCCGCCGAGACGCTTGCTACGCTGAAGTACGCACGCTCACCTCGGACTACAGTCAGCTGGGGATTGTTCCCAACCAAGTCGTCTACTTCGTAGACTCCGCCATCACCGGTTGACCCTATGTGATACGTGACACCGCCCTTGGGGCCAGTAGGCCCTAAGACTCCTGTGGGCCCAGTCGGTCCTTGAGTGGTGGAGGCCGCCCCCGTGGGGCCAATAGGACCAGTAACTGAGGGACCAGTAGCGCCCGTAGGTCCTACAATCTGACCCACACTAGACCAAGCAGAGCCACCCCAAACGTACAAGTCACCGTCTGCCTCAACAATATATGAGTCATTGACATCGTTTTCAACTGATGGCAAAGAGTCCACATCAACAACGGTACCCAGAAGACGAATTGAAGTACCTTGAGCTCCGGTAGGACCAAGAGGACCTTCGACAGTAGATTGAGGTCCTGTGGGTCCGGTAACTCCGGGGCCTGTGGGGCCTGTTGGTCCGATGATAGCCCCGGCTTCAATCCACCCATCCACAGCGGTGTAGATATAAACCGTGTTGTCCGCGTAGACAACCCAAAAATCTCCTACTGCGCCAACTGTGGCTCCGGGTCCTGCCGCAAACTCAGCGTATGTCTCAAAGGACCCTCGAGCCTGTGACCCTAGCCCTTGCGGTCCTGCAGGGCCTGTAACAACTGGTCCCGTAATTCCAGTAGGACCAGTTATACCTTGGATTCCTTGGTCCCCATCGGGGCCTGTCGGTCCTGTGACCCCAATTGACCCTGTGGGACCGGTTGGTCCAGTTGCTCCACCAAACTCTGAGGTCCCAACTTCGACCCAGAAGTTGTCGTAGTAGACAAATACGGCACCGTTAACAGTGTCAAACCATACTTCACCGTCAGCTCCGTTTTCCGGAGGGGTGGCGGACTTCGGTACAAACTCACCGGGTACACCGGTAGGACCCACGATTCGACCACTGTCTACCCACGCCGAGTTAGACCATATGTAGATATTGCCGTCAGATGAGACTATGTACGCGTCGTTGTCAACATTCTCAACAACGTCAGCGTATCCGCCGGTGCCAAGCCCAGAGTTGTTTTCCGAGACATAGTACAAAATTTCGGGAGCATCGTTGGGAACGGTTATACTGAGCTGTCCGTCTGTGCCCTCTGTGCCTGTGTAGACCACTCCATTAGTGTAGGCAAAGCTAGCAACGATGCCCCCGCCTACAGTAAAGTGGCCATTAGACGTCGCCGAAAGATAAATTTTATTCGCTGAGTTCGAGCCATCTATCTGGCTAAAGTTGTATGTTCCGCCTCTGTGCAGAAAAAGCAGCGGAGTCCTAAGTCCATCGACAAAGAACTTATCCGAGCCGTCGACATCCACTACTGTTACTTCATAAGTCAAGTTGTGGTTGCTTCTGGGGAGTCCTGCAGTGGTGGGAATTTCCCCAATAATGTTGAGAGCGACGCCTCGAGGACCCGTAGGTCCGGTCGAGCCTGTGGGACCAGTGACCGTGGAATCCGCGCCTGTGGGTCCAGTTGTGCCTGTGGGTCCTAAGGGGCCTGTGGGACCAATAACCGTGGAGTCCGCCCCTGTGGGTCCAAGAGGTCCAGTGAACCCTGTGGGACCGGTTATCCCTCGGTAGCCAGTGGGACCTGTGATCCCGGGCCCAGTGGGACCAGCCGCTCCGGTCCCTACGGGGCCTTGTGGCCCAGTGGGACCGACAGGAGCAGCACCCGTTTCTACCCAGTAGGAATCGTAGTAAACATAAACTTTTCCGGTTGCACTATTGAACCAAGCGTCTCCAGGGTCTGGGGAACCCGGGGGAGTTACGTCTTCAATGGCAAACTGTCCAAGATTACCCTGTGAGCCGGTGGGCCCAGTAGGTCCTATGTCTCCTGCCCCCGTGGCACCTGTTGGGCCCTGAATATTACCAACATTTATCCAACCCTCGGATACAGCATCCCAGACATACAGCTCTGCCCCTACGAGGTAGCCGTCGCCTGTGTTACCCGTAGGTTGCGCCGTCTCTAGCTCTCCGACTGTGCTGTACGAACCCAGGATTTGGATACCAACACCGGTCTCACCGATGGGGCCCGAAGGACCTGTAGACCCGGTGGGACCTTCGACAGTGGAATCTGCACCTGTAGGACCAATTGCTCCGATAGCCCCTGTGGGTCCTGTTGGTCCAATGTCACCGGTCTGCCCGGTGGGTCCTGAGACACCAGTAGGTCCGACTACTGTACTGTCAGCGCCGGTTACACCTGTGGGTCCTGTAAGACCAATCGACCCAGTAGGACCCGTGGGACCAACAACTGTAGAGTTGGCACCGGTTACACCTGTGGGACCAACAATTCCCTGAGCACCTGTTGAGCCTGTGGGACCGGTGTTCCCAAGGTTACCTTGAGCACCTGTAGGACCAGCAGAGCCTGTGGGTCCGAGAACCGTGCTAGCCGGGCCTGTGGAGCCTGTTGCTCCGGTCGCCCCGATTGCTCCCGTGGGGCCAACAGTACCAGTGGGACCAGTGGTACCCTGGATTCCTGCACCGGTTGGCCCAATGGCACCGGTGGGTCCGACTTGGGTGGAAGCGGAACCCGTGGGACCAGTAACAGACGGACCAGTTGCCCCGGTAGGTCCTGTGGGACCAAGATTACCCTGCTCACCCTGAATACCCTGGGGACCAACATCACCGGTGCGGGCAAAAGTAAGAACTACGTCTGTGTTGTTAGAGTAGGCGCTAGCCAAACCACTGATATAGGAAACAGGAACTTTGAAATAGCCAGCGGCTTCGGTAATGTTTCCCGTGATGGCCAAGATGGCAAAGTTGTTTGTATCTGACTTCTGGTAAATTCTTAAATGTCCCTTTAGCGGACTAGTTGAGTCGTCAATTGTCCGAAGGAACTGCTGAATGTCCGTGGAACCATCGGCTTCGTCGTCGATGTACATAAAAGTTGCACCACTGAAGGGACTCGTGTTGAATCGCACCTTGCCAACCCCAGGGTCGGCTTCTGTGGTTCCAGTATTGAAGGTGTAGTCAAAACTTGCGCCACCAAAACCACCCTGGACACCTGTTGCGCCTGTGGACCCAGTAGGGCCAGCAATTCCTGTAGTTCCTGTGGGCCCTGTAGGTCCTACTACGGTGGACGCTGCGCCTGTGGAGCCTGTGACTCCTTGGGCACCGGTTGCCCCAAGCGGGCCAGTAGCACCTGTAGGTCCAGAAACTCCCGTGGGTCCGACATCTCCTTGAGCTCCGGTGGTGCCTTGGGAGCCAGTTGCCCCTGTGCCCCCGGTGGGGCCTGTAGGTCCTGTAACTGTGGAGTCATCTCCAGTAGCTCCGGTCGGCCCCGGTACTGTGCTGTTCGCTCCTGCAGGGCCCGTAGGTCCCTCAACTACACTGGCAGCACCAGTCGCTCCTGTAGCCCCGGCGGGTCCTGTGACTGCTGAATCCGCCCCTGTGGGTCCAACTGCCCCGGTAGCGCCGATTCCGGTAGCGCCGGTTGCCCCTGTTACACCGATTGCTCCGGTAGCGCCGGGTGCACCAGTTGCTCCTGTGTTTCCGGTGGACCCAGTAGGTCCTGTAGCCCCTTGAGCCCCGCCAGAACCTGTGGGCCCAGAGACCCCGGTGGGTCCTGCAACACCGGTAGCTCCTGTGTTACCAAGGTTTCCTTGGGCCCCTGTTGGGCCTTGGGGACCAGTAGGCCCCGGGGTTGTGCTGACCGCTCCGGTAGACCCTGTTGCGCCTGTTGCACCGACTGCGCCAGTGGCACCTAAAGTTCCTGTTGCCCCCTGAAGTCCTTGTGCCCCTGTTACGCCTGCAGAGCCCGTGGCTCCTGTCGCACCGACTGCTCCGGTTGCGCCCGTTACTGAGGGGCCTGTGGGGCCAATTGCTCCGGTTGTGCCCGCGCCTGTTGCCCCGGTTGCGCCGACTGCGCCAGTGGCACCTACTGCCCCGGTGGGACCTGCAATCGTGGAATTAGCACCTGACGTGCCCGCAGCACCGGCTGCACCGGTTGCACCTGTTGCACCGGCTGGACCCTGGATTGTGCCAACGTTATCCCACTCGGTGTTGACATCATCCCACACAAAAAGGTCACCGTTAATGAGGTAACCGTCACCGATGGCTCCGCTGACTGGGAGTGCCTCGGTGTTGGGGAGAGAGCCCTGAATTGTTACGGAAGTGCCTGCTACACCGGTTGCACCAGTAGGACCTTCATCTCCATCGGGGCCTGTAGGACCTGTGGGCCCTCCCGAAGGTCCTGTTGGTCCAATTGGCCCGGTCTCCCCCGCACCCGTGGGTCCGGTTGAGCCCTGGGGACCGACAACCCCTCGCAGTACATCAGTACCGGCAGGAGAAGTGGTAATTCGGTCGACTGTGTCAAGCTTTGTGATGTCGATGTCGCTGTTATCACCGATAGGAAGGTAGAACCTAAATTCTTTGGGACGACGCCCTGAGATTCTTATTTTTGCAGTCCAATACCAGCCTCGAGGGCTGATATCGAGGTCGTCTGTGCAAGGGAGCTCAACAGTGAACGACCCGGTGTTGTCTAGGGTGACAACCAGCGGGTTTGCAACAATTGTGGCGTCGCCGTCGTCAATAAGGCGACTAGACGCGGTAAAAACAATCGTCCCTGAAGCAGCGGTACCAGCACTTTTTAGGTACTGACCGACAATATTTCTCGTGTTCACGTCAGGGGAAAAACTCATACGCAGCACTCCAGGTCATAAAACTGTAGGGAAAAACTTGCCAGGCAACAAATTTCTCTATCGCTTTATATTCTACGCGACTTTGGGGGGGTATGATTATGGAATTTAGATGTTTCTTACGTTAGTAGTGGCTAGGCTTTTCTTGCCACGCATCCATTTTCCACAGTCTTGGCAGTGCAATCGGGAGTAAGATGTTGTGGCTGTCTTCTCTGTGCCCCGCTTTTGCAATTTTAGTGAGCCACAGGCGGTGCATCCGTCTTCGGAGTAATTATGGAGAGGAACGCTGGGGTGATTCTTAATCCAAGGACGAAGTATTACGTACAGGTCAACAAGAAGGTCTACGTCCTGGACTTGATAAACCTTCATTTCTTTCCAAGCTTTCGGGTCCCCGGCCATGCACTTAATCCACAGGTCAAAACCGCTGTGCTTAACCTTGGCCCCGACGCCGAGTCTTTGAGCAACATAGTCCAGTTTATTCGAAGGAAATCTGAACTGAGCTTTGACAACTCTCATCAAGTCCAAATCTTTGGTGGGAGACGGAGGCAGCATACCCGCCTCGAGGAACTCCCGGCGGATATGCTTGTGGTCAAACCCAGCGGAGTTCCATCCGCAGATAACATCCGCTTCATCCATGAGAGCGTGCAAGTCCTCGAGCATCTTGGCTTTGCCGTGGTGATGAGTTGACCTGAAGATGACTTTAGACTGCCCAAACCATCTAGCCCCGAAGCACATCATTTGAGTGGACTCAAGTAGCTGACCGAGGGAGATGTTCTGGTCCCAGAGACCCCAGGTGTGTGCGGTTAGGGGGGTAGTCTCCGCGTCAAAAAATAAAATTTTCATATGTGCACACCTTCAGTTACAGAACCGAATATCAAGGTCATGTATTAAAAGGTACACTAGTGGTGATTAGAAACTTAGTGCGCCACGGGCGTGTCACACTATAAAAGTGCTCGAAAAACTCCTAGAATTTCAAGTAAAACCTATTTTTTTGGTTTAATATTTTTTTTAGTCTCAACTGTTTCTGAGTTCCCCTGTGTGGGAATGCTCCCGGTGCCCCGCAATTCCACAAGCAAAACCTTGATATCCGACATTGACTTTTCGAGACTAATGAGGCGCTTCTCTGAGCTAAAACTTCTCCGAGCTACATCTGGTAGACTGAACCCTCCGTTCGCCTCCGGGTGGATTGGCTTAGTGGCTTCTGTTATCTCTTCATTGATGATTTTGCGAAGTTGCTTAATCCACCACCGGGCTACCATCGTAGTAACAGTGCTGAAGGCAATCAGCGCGGCCAAGAAAACAGATATATCCCCGATATCGAGAATACCAACTGTTCCGGGTTCCCACCAAAGAGGAGTGGGCGGGGTGACAGAGAGAAAAAATAGCAACAGTTTTACCAATCAAAGTAGGTCGGGGTTGGTGGGTTGTTATATCTAGTTTATAGTAAAAACCAGTCCACCGAGTAGGGTGGTACGTCCCCTGAAAAAAAATTTAGGGTGTATAGTCTTACTACAGGGTAGGATAGGAGAAGAGACTTAAGTGGTTGAAAACAGGCTCCCGGGCGGAGCAGCGTATTACGCCGGGCTGGGGTGGAAGATACTCCCCTGCCATGGCATTGTCGATGGTAGGTGCACGTGTACTCGAGCTCACGGTGAACCAAAAGAGGTCGGCAAGCATCCTGTTCTAAACCAGTGGAACTCCGCCTCTACGTCGGACATAGACACTGTCACTAAATGGTGGGGCGCCAACCCCAACTACAACGTCGGGGTCCACTGCTCCAAATCTGGATTTTTTGTTATAGACATCGACCCCCGCTCAGGGGGTCCAGACTCTTTTATAGAGTTCCAAAAGCTTCTCCCTGGGGGGTTGCCACCGACAGTGGAGGCAATAACGGGGACGTACACAGGCGCTGGCGGTGTGGGGCAACGTGGTCGCCACATCTTCTATCGTTGCTCTCCCGAAGAGGGGCTAATTGGTAACCTGAACAATCTTGGCCTTGAGGGTGTCGATATCAAGCACAACGGATACGTGCTCATAAACCCAAGTAATCACTTCTCCGGAGTCCAGTACGGGTGGGCCCCAGGGCACGCTCCATACGAAATGGATATGGCCGAGGCACCCGAAGAACTCCTAGATATCTTGCGGAAGAGGGCCAAAAGAAACTCACGAAGCCTCACTAGCGGCAACTGGGACAACCTCGAGTGGGAAAAATTTGACATCAGTAAAATGATGAAGGACGGCATATCAGAGGGGTCCAGAGCTACTGATATCTACAAACTAGCTTGCTCACTCGCCAACAAGTACGGAACGGACGACGACGCACGTCGAATGATTGAGTCAGACGTACTCAGATTCAATGCATTCAAAGTGAGCCCACCGCTTGAGACGGAAGAACTTCTGCACCACCTCCACAACGGTATCGACTTTGTGGCGGACAACCCCACCAAATCAAATGTTCCTGATAACGTCGCTAAGTGGGAAAAAGCCCAGGCGGAAAAGATTATTGCGAAAAGAGAGCCATCTAGTGAACTTGTCGTACACCGGGCTGTGTACCCCGAGATTAGTTCCGAAATAACTGTGGGCGAACTTGACGATTTTGTCGATTCGGGGGCATCATGGGGAATCGGAATGGCTGTTCGCCAGTCAATCGAGAACGGAAACTCTATATCTGAGGCTACAAGCCTCACAAACATTAATGTCCCGCAGGACACCGACGCTCTTGATGAGCGGGACGGTGCAGTGGAGGGTGGCCGGTCACTCTCAGATATTGGGAACGGCCGTAGACTTGTCGATAGCTTTGGTGCCGGGGCCCGGTACACCACCGGGCTTGGGTGGTTTGTCTGGAAAAACGGGTACTGGAAGCCAGACCGTGAAGATTTAGAAATATCCGAATTGGCAAAGAGAATTGCTCCGATTGTCAGCTCCGAGGGGGTGGGTCTTGCGGAAAGTGAAAAAGCAAAGGTGCTGAACTGGGCAATCCTCAGCCGGGGAAGCTCCCGAATACGAAACGCCATAGACAGTGCAAAGAGTGACCCCCGGGTTGCCGTAGAAGTGAACGATTGGGACAAAGACCCCAACCTCTTAGGTGTTCTCAATGGGGTAATTGATCTAAAAACTGGGAACCTCATCAAAGGGCGCCCGGACCTGCACATTACTCGGAGAGCCCCCGTGACATACACCCAGGGGCACCGAAATGTGCGCTGGGAGAAGTTCCTTGATGAAGCCACCCACGGGGACAAAGAGTACCAAGAATGGCTACAAAAGGCCGCGGGGTACTCCCTAAGTGGGTCGAACATGTACGACATTATGTTCCTGGTCTACGGACCCTCCGGGACTGGTAAGAACACTTTTGTTGAGGCCCTGGTGAAGTGTCTGGGTACTAATGAGTACGCATGGCCCTTGGACTCCTCAATTCTTGCCCAGGGCGACGGACAATCGAACAGCACTGACCTCTACCACTGGGCACAGCTCCGTGGGCGTCGAATGGTGTGGGTTGATGAGCTTCCAGAGTCCGAGCGTATCAAAGAGAACGCGGTGAAGAAGCTAACAGGCTCCTCAGAAATCTCAGCCCGTTCCCCTGGGGAGCAACCCTTTACGTTCCAGTCACAGGCAAAGCTGTGGATTTCTACGAACAACCGTCCCATCATCACAGACGACGCTATGTGGCGTCGGATTAGGCCCATACCTTTTGACTTCAGGCCCCTCGAGCTAGACCCCGGGCTCAAAGAGTTTATCTTTGACCCCGAGGGTGGCCTACCCGCCGTTCTTTCGTGGGCAGTAGAGGGCGCAATAAAGCTATTCAACTCCCCCGAGAAGGATGCACTGGGGTGGTGCAAGCGGGTGAAAGAGGCCGCTGAAATTTATAGGCAGAACGAAGACCGCATTGGGCTGTTCTTGAGCGAGGAAGCCGAGCAGGTTGCGGGCGAAGAAGTCCACGTCAAAACCCTTTTCAGCCGGTACCGTAACTGGACAATGGATAGAGGTGAGCGCCCCATGGGGACACTCACGTTCCAGAGAAAACTCGGTGACCGAGGATTGACTATCAATGGCTCGGGTGCCCGGGCAATTATTCCTGGCTACCGAATGGTCCCCCGCGTGAACGAGGGCGCCGGGTTTGACTTTGCTTCTATGGCGGACAGAGCTGGGTTCTAGCGTGTAAAGACCCTTGCTCCGGGTCCCTTTGGCTGTGGAAGTCGTCTTGCTCCGGAAGACTTTGCGACAAGCTTTCCACCCATGAACCCGGGAGGGGGCTTGATGAGCAGGGCTGTCATAGCGTGCACCATGGCGTCGACGCGGTCAGGGGACTTCCTAGTCTCACCAGGAATCCACGAGTACATTTGAGACTCGAGCTCGGGGAGATAGTTGACGTGGTGGATTCGACTCTGTTCGTACGCTAAAACGATAGGTTCTGCACGTAAAGCTTTACCTTGTTTTGAGTGGACCTCTAGGACCTTGATTGAGGGGTCGATAGAGTTGATAGCGTTCCTCACCAAAGCTCCACCCTGGTTTACTTCAGCCACAACAGGGCACCCCCACTTGCGGGCCATCTCAACAACTTTGTTTGCCCAAACCTCGGGGGAGCCGTGGATAGACGCATCTTCCATGACCCAGGCGTGCCTTTTGTACAGGTCACGGTCTGCAGAGGACGCACACACGACAATCCCACATTCGTCACGAGGGTTCTCGGCAACCGAGGGGTCAACCCCAATGACTCGCAAGGGGGCGTGTGGTGGTAGCAACATCTCTCGGGCTTGGTCAACCAGGTCAATAGTCCACAGTGCGCCCTCAACATCATCAAGCATTTCCCCGTAAAGCTCCTGGCGAGCCAAAGCGGTCCCCTCGTAAACACCAGTAATTGTGTCTAGATAAGCTGCGGAAAGATTTCCAGCGTTGTCCAACGTGGAGCCACGAGTAATGATAACTTTGGAACCTTGAATCTTGACTGCTTTGGATTCTTCAATCAGCTTGTAAAGAATCGGAACTCTTTTGGGAGTTGTCGTAACAACCATTTGCGGGGTCTGTCCGAGACGAGTACCAACTCGAAGGTTGTCAAAAGCTGTCATGCCTGCAGCATCGGGGTTCTGTCTCCAGGCCGCGATCTCATCACCCCAGGCGTGGGTGAACTGCGGACCACGCAAACCATCAGGTTCGTCTGCAGTGAAGAGACTTGCAGTGTTACCGTTTGGCCAAGTCAGTCTTCGCTTGGACGGTTCGTAGTGGGGTCTTTCAGAAGGCGGGGAGACATTGATAATCCCGGACTCGCCTTCAACAATGACATCTCGAACGTCAGCAGCGGTACGAGCGACAAGCGCAAAGCGTCGTTGCCCCTCGTTAGTTACCTTAGCTTGGTCGCGGACCCACTCGGCAGCAAGGCGCGTTTTTCCAAACCCTCTCCCGGCAAGAACGAGCCAAATCGCCCAGTCCTTGCCCTCGGGGGCAATTTGCTCTGGGCGAGCCCAAGAGGGCCAATCCCAGACAAGTTGACTCAAGTCCATGTCGGCAAGTACGGCTTGTTGCTCTTCTGGGGATAAAAGAGCAATGTGCTCCATAAGGCTCTTGCCCACGCGGGTACCTATCTGTTTCGTTGGATGCTTCTCTGTACTCCATAGTACAGGGGAGCGGCAGAGCTGAGTCCTATCTTTCGAGCCAAAACGGAAAGAGCTATTCCTGAACGGTACTCTTTAGCAAGTTGATCGTGATACGCATCCGTGCCGACAAATTTGGCCTGAAGAACTCTCTCTGACGCCGCCCCAATTTCCTCGGGGGTCTTGCGAGTTACCAAAGGCTTGAAAGCGGTGGCGGAAATTCCTCGCATTGCCACTCGGCGCCTGACCCCGGTGTACGCTACACCAAGCTCCTTGGCCAAGAGCGGAAGACTACCGCCTCTCATCTGGAACTCCGCCAGGAGGTCTGTGTATTCCCTACTTGCGTCGTGTTCGGCGCTGGCTCGTGTTCGGGACCCATAAGCTTTTTGTGCGAGTGATAGCAAAGGCTGAATTTTCTCTGCGTACTCCGTTACTAGGTCTTGGCTAACAATGTTCATGTGTGTCCTTCTGTCGTTTCTTACGTTACTAGTTCCTAGTATATCTTATTTAACTGTGGAAGTCACCCAGGCAATAGGACTTATTGCCTGGGGACTCCGTAAAGCTTTCCGCTGTTGCTTCAGCGGGTTCCTCATCCTCAGCGGCCGACTGCGTATCGACCTCGGAATCGGACTCGTGAATCACCTCCGACGACGCATTTTCAGTTCAGGAACCGGGGGCTTCAAAGTCCGTGGCCTCCTCTCATGAGTCGGTAGCGTGTGCAATTGTAGAAAATATATCTCCACTAATGCAAAGTATACCAACAACATAAGCTAATGAAAGTACCTCGGGATGCAAGGCGGAGGGCAATATTGCCAGTAAAACGCTAGAGTTTAGCTACAGTTGGCTGGCAGAAAGTGCCATAAAAACATGGCGAACAGTGGATGGATACCACTCTTTCCCGCCGTTTGTTGTGGGCACTCCGTCGCTGTTGAGGGACTTAGCAATCTCTCCGTATGAAACCCCAGCATGACGTGACGCAAAGATGAATGTCTTGTAGCCCTCATCTAGCGCCGACTTAGGCCCAAGATCAACACCCCACACTTTACCTTGAGTTCTCCGGTCCTCGTGGACCTCCTTCTGCCGAGCAGAAATCATGCCGCGCTCCATCTCTGCCATAGCAGACATGATGGTAACCACAAAGCGCCCGTTAGCAGTAGTGGTGTCGAGCCCCAGGTCGAGCATGACCAGTCGCCAGCCATACTGATTGGAGCGGTCTATGATGCTCAGGAAGTCCCGGGTGGAGCGAGCCAGTCGGTCTAGCCTTGTCACGTAGAGGGCTTGAGCTTTCCCGGCGTCTAGGTCCTCTAGGGCCTGCCTAAGAATCGGACGACCCTTGATGCTTTTACCTGAGCGCCCCTCTTCCCGAAGGAGCTCAGCTGTGTACCCAGAGCCGCTGGCCGAGGCGATGAGCTGGCGCTCTTGGGCGCCGAGGCTCATGCCGTCATCCACTTGCATCTGGGTAGACACTCGTGCGTAGCAATACGCTACCCCCGAGCTCATCCCTTGTTAAAGGAGACGGTAGTAGCCTCCCCGGGGGTAGCTTCAGTCCCTGTAAACAGGTCCTTTGCTTTGTTCTTCTTTTTGATAGCGTTTCTGATTGTGACCACGGTGGCTCCTATGATTCCCCAGGTCAGGAGCCCAAAGCCAATTATGATGACAGTAACTAGCGTCCATCCCAGCCCGAACATAAAGATTTCAAAAGCTAACCTAAACGGTGCTGTCCAGTCAATATCCATTGTTTTACCTCTTTCTGTAGTTGATTAGGACCAGCATAGCATACACACTTAGAATTAAGACTGTACGACTTTAGTCTGTCCCTATACGGCTATGTTCTATTATAGCTAATGTTCACTTGGCAGTTCGTACAACTAATCTGCGTCTGTCGTATCCTGTGACACCCGCAAAATATAAGTATCTAGAAGGCTCGCAAGAGAGAATGCAGCTTCACGGTAAACAGCGCTGTCCTCGACTGCACTTGCTGTGTTTCCTGCGGTGTAGCCCCCTGCGACTTGGAGCTTAATAATTTCAATAACGTTTGAAATCATTTGCTCGTTAGCAAGCCTGGTTATTGCCGCTGCATTGAGCCTGTCCCCCATTGAGGAGTGAAGAAAGGACTCATCTGGAACTGTAAAAGTCCCTGTCTTTGTCCGAACAATCTTCTCAAATACCTCCATATCGTTGCTGATTTCGGCTACTGCCTCTGACGGCTCCTCAAGAAACCGGTAAGCTTTGGACCAGTAAATATTTGTCATTTTAATTTTTCTCCTAACAAGAAATTGTATTGTGAACGTATAAAGACTCTAGCACAGAAGGGGGAAAAAGGAAACGGCCCCCGCAGGAACGAGGACCGTTTCAACATGTTTCCCAAACCGCGAAATTTAGGAAACTTCCCATGAAGGAACTTAACAATAATCAGTGTATCACAGAAGTTTTTTTCCGCTCTAGCTTTCTCGATATCTCTGCAACAGAAGCAAGTTCCCTTGAATTCTCTCTTAAAACACATGTCCCCATCGCAGCAGGGCTCGACACAGCAGGCATCTTCACTCACGTACACTTTGCTGTGGAGCTCCATGTAGGCTGTGTTCCATCGAACATAAGCCTCTTGGCCGGGGACGAAAGGGAACTTATCGAGCATCTCCCCGAGGACGTCTAGCATCTCGTATTCGTATTCAGAGGTCACTTTTTGCTCGCTCTCTTTCTTTTCTTTGCTTGCGGATACCCGAATCATAGATAGCTCTGTTTATGCGTTCAGCACGCCAATCCCACCAGCACAAGGTAGCAATGTAGCCCCTCGAAGATTGGCGACCTGCACGGCCACAACGTTCGCAAGTCCTAGAAGACTTCCTTTCAGCAGCCCCGACTAGTTCCCAACCCTTCTCGGTCATCTCGCCCGTATAGTAGCGAAGGCCCCCAAACTTTTCCTTTACCTGGATAATGTAATAGGTTGGGTTTTCTTCCACTAGCTTCTTGTGCAGATTGAGAATAAGTCGGT